CCGCACAAAAGTTCGTATTTTTCGTCCGTAGTTTCTGGATTTAGGATAACATTTGACTCGGAAGTAACTCCAACAATGTTGTCTGCTAGTCTATATTTTGTTTGTGTCGTAGAATTAGCGTTCTCTTTGACAGAAACTCGTATTGTTGCCGTATCGATACCGTCATTGGGTAAGATAAAACGCTGATTTGGTAGGGACTGGTTAACTGTCCACTCCTTACTTAAGAATTCTCCCTGATAAACATCAATAACTCCGTTTACTTCTCCTTCAATAACAGGGAAATTGCTTTTTTCAGGAAGCGAAAATAGGAAATTCGTGTCGTTGACATTAGATGAAGCTACTACTCCAGGTTCAATAGATACATTCTTGAGTGTTGATGTGCTCAACCCCACAATGTTAATAGTGCAAGTAGCATGAGACGCTCTTCTGGAACGCGGAACATACCCAACATTGCGTGCTAGAGATACAACATTCTCACGCAATGTAGCAGAATCGATAAACGATTCGTTCACTACCATATTTGTATTATAGGCAGTGATGTAAGTGTTATATGCTAACGTGTTAATAAGGACCGACAGGTTGGAACCTTCGAAATCAAAGTCCGAAAAATCACTATTCTGACGAAGATAGTCAGTAATAGAGGTCTTAATGTCCTCAAAATTCAGATTTGTAAACTGGTTGAGTGCCATTATAGTCTAGTCGGTTCTAGTACGAAGTTGATTTCTTGTGTTGGTGTAGACAAACCTACGATATCGTAAGCAATTGATATATCTAGGGAGTGTCCAGCATCCTCAAGTTCGATATTTACATTCTTCAAAGAAACTCTTGGCTCATAGTTATTGATAACAGTTTCAATCTCAGTCTTCATTGGTTCAATATAACCAGAGTTGCTGAGTTCGAATAAAGCACCTTGAACTCTGGTGCCAACTAGGTTATTGAAAAACACTTCACCCAACTGAGTTCTGACCAAGTTTTGGACAGCACGTTTGATAGCATCTTCATTCTTTAATGGGAGGATATCATCCGTCACAGGATGACGCCTAAAGGATAGAGAGATATCCTTAAAACCCCTTGTAACTTTTTGAAGAGGCACTATTCGGTATCAATACATGTAGTGCTATTTAGAGCCAAAAAAAAGGAGGGCACCGCACGCCCTCCAGTCTATCTTTTGAATAATGTGTCTATTGTTATAGATGCGTCAGTCAACTTAATGAATGCTGAAGTTGCCATCAATGACAATAATAAAGTCTTAGACAAGTTTATTTTATTTTGGGTCTCCGTAAATTCCATTTCGTAAATTGAAAATGGGAATTCAAGTCAAATAGTTCTTAATAATTATCTTCCTTGACCACGGTAACGCTTCTTGGCACCATTAGCAGAGGTTGCTGCTAGTTTGGTGTGTTTGGAGCGACCCTGACGACTCTTCTTCTTAATCGCGTCAATTGTTTTTCCACTTCCCGATAGGGATTTTTTCATTGCCATAGTTTAAGACATGTCGAAACCAAGATATTCTACCACGATATCGTCAGGATGGGGAGTACCTTCAGAGTAGAACTGATCCGCAAGATCCTGCGTCACTTCTAGCATTTCCTCTTCTGTGATAGAAGCGTAGATTTTTCTCCCCTGACAGTATATATCGTATTTTTGCATTTTAACCAATGTAGATATTCACACTAATATCTAGATAACTCTGGTCTTCTCGTGACCTACTCGAATAGTAGGGTCACACCAGATCTCGAAACCTGCTTTGATAGCATCGAGACAGAAAGAAACGTCTTCACCACACATGTCTTGGACTTCCCCGGAGTCAAAGACTTGCATCTGTGGAGCGAACCAGGGGTACTTCATCTCAGGATGCTCAAAAACACCATTCTTAATAAGAACCCAACCGAAACCAGTATAGTCAACAGTAAATGGTTTCTTACGCTTCTGGATGCCATCAACCATTTCATGGTTCATAACACCACCATTGGTCTTGAAGTCGTCCTCTTCGAGCCAGTGTGCCACAGAGGTGGTTCTACCGTCCTCTGTGCAGTACCAACCAGAGGCGATGTCCTTATCCATCCAGACGAGCTTATAGAAGGACTCTAGGTTGAATACGATGTCACTATCAATCCAGAGCTGATAGTCATACTTGAGCTTACCGTCCCAAGGAAGTTGATCCGGACCACGAAGCACGTTTGCACCAAGGCACTTGCAACGTGCAAAGTTAACCATGGAGGAGTAGTCCTGCGAGATCTGGATACTCGCACCACTTTGAACTAGATCAAAGCACAGTTGAACAAAGTTCTTCAGAAACGTATATGAAACGCCACGACCAGGAAGGCAGAATACGATACTCTTGCCTTTAATAAGTTCTTTTGCTTTTTCAATACTAAACTCATTATCCGACTTTCCTTTGCCGGACGGTGGTTGGGTAACCACCTTAAAACCTTTAGCCATACATGTAGGTCAATTAATTTTCGAAAATGGGTTCATACCCTTAGGTATGATACCACGATATTTAGTACTTCGCAAGTTCAGGAAAAACTTCGCGCCAATTTGTTCCGCGACTTTTATCTAACGCATCTAGATACATTTTAGCTTTGTCCCATCCACGGTTTTCCGTTGGTAACATCATGTCATTATAAACTGCCTCACTAACAGACAATACATCATCTGCGATTCTATTTTTAACTTCATCTGGAATATTGCGAACCCTCAACATTTTTGGATTCTCGACGCGGTTATAAATCATAAACTTACCATTAGACTCGCGCTGTTTTAAACCTTCTGCTTCAAGAAATTCAAAAGTTTCTTTAATAGTAGGCACACTCATAACTGTTGGAGTAAATGTTGCTTTAACTTCTCCAATATCTGCGCTCTCTAGATAAGATTTAACACTTCTAACATTGGCAGTTGTAGTGTCCCAGTCTGTTGGATAGCGCAAGTAATTATTGATTGCACCAATACCATTAACACTCCATTGGATATGGACCCAGTTAAACGCATCAAGATACTTCTTCATCTTCTCTACAGTGAAGAGTGTCATGTTAGAAACATAAAGTAAATCAATATTTTTAGCATGACCTGTTGCAATGATGGCATCCAATAACTCAAAGTGATTGGTCATCAGCATTGGTTCACCACCACAGAAAGAAAGACTCCTGATGAGGTCAACGTTATCAACAAGTTCTTTAATAATTTTATAGAACTGTTCTTTATTTTCCTTTTTAATATCTACATTCTTTGCTTTGTTCTTAAGACCAAGTTCATCTCCTAAGAATAGATTGTCTTCAACCAGTTCCTTAACTCTTTTTTTACGTGTTGTTGAATCTTCTGGGTTACATTCATAACATTCCAAATTACATGGAACACCCCAGATATTCAATTCAAAACTAATGATGCGGTTACGCTTTCGCATATTACCTTCATCATCAAATGATTCTCTAATACGTCTTGCTATACCAATATCTGTTTGTAATGTGCGTGGAGATTCTCCCTGCACATTTTCTCGGTCTGTACAACGGGAACAGTAAAGACTAGCTATAGCGTCATTTTTTACTTCCCCAGCAAGCATCACCTTGCGAAGATGGGTTTGAAAGTCTCCTTCAAACCATCCACCCAAAGGAGTTGTATCGTTTGGGTATTTTAGATATTCTTTCTTTACTTCTCTTGTATCTGCATCTTTAATTCTCTTAGACCAACAGCATGGAATATATCCAGAATTCGCTTGACTTCTTACATTAGTAAATGGAAATGAACAAAACCCACCTTCCATCAACTTATCATATTCCTCTTGAGTCATAATACAATCACGTTGTAATGGTTTTGAAAATCTAAAGCGTCTTCCCAGGTATTAACCATGGGTTGTCCCTTGATATTTAGAGAAGTGTTAAGCAGAACCGGACAACCGGTCATATCATACCAATACTCAAGGATCTGTCTTAAAATACTAGGACTATTCCATGGTACAGTCTGCACACGAGCAGTACCATCAGCATGAACACAAGCAGGAATAAGTTCTGGTTTCTTACACTTATAAACGTAACTCATGTATGGTGAACTATTCTTTGGAATATCAAAATACTCATGAGCATGTTCTTCTAGAATAGCAGGAGCAAAAGGTCTAAAGGTTTGACGACGTTTAATTTCGTTAACCTTATCTTTCATCTCTTGAGTTCGTGGGTCTGCTAAAAGACTTCTATTGCCCAATGCACGAGGACCGAACTCAGCACGCCCATTAGCGACTCCACAAAGACCATACTTATCAATTATGCGGTATACGTCAACTGGGTCACAACGACGTTCTATAGACTCTCCTAGGTATGGCTGGAAGTCAATTTTACCACCATAACCCAAAGCAGCGGCACCTAATGCAGCACCGGCATCACCAGGGTTAGGCATAATCCACATCTTTGGATTAGACTCTTGTAACTTAGCGTTTACCACACAGTTCAACGCAACCCCACCACCGAGACAAATATTCGGAGAATACCGGCGAGCAATACTCACAAGTTCTCGCATCTTTTCATACAACACCATTTCAGCAGACTTAGCCACATCAAAGGGGTGTTTATCCAGAGAAGCGGGGAGCCCTCTATGGTTATTCTTCAAGAGTAGCGCCGCCACTTCATCATAAGAATCATAACCATCCCCATAAGCACCCATACCCATAAAGATATACTCATCCTCATTAGGTTTCAAACCCGCCCATTGGGTTAAGGCACTATACCAAAGACCAATAGACTTCGGATAACGTTCGCTATAGACTTTCTTATAAACTGCTTGACCATTCTTATAGTATGCTGTCCATACACTCGTACAGTCCCATTCACCAATACCATCAACAACAATACATGCTGCTCCATTGAATGGAGAGGTCTGAAATGTTGCAGCAGCATGAGACAAATGATGTGCATGAAACTTATCAGGTTTCAATGAAAACTGACGTTTAGACCTTGCTGTTTTATATTGACCTGCAAAGAACTGTCTTGTTTTCTTT